ATAAAAGTAAAACAATGGCAGCAACAGCTTCCTTCGATAACGCAACCAAAATAATCACAGTGGCATCGGACATGCTTCCAGCTCCTGTGATTCCTGGTGCGTTCCCGAATGATAACAATCCAAATACAATTACAGAAAAGGATTTTGACCATGATTTCTTATACCGTGGAGGAACATTTGGAATTGCTCGCACATTTGATAGTAATGGATATACACATGACGGATACATTAAAAGAGTTACGATCTCTGTAAATGATTTAACTCTTTTCACTGGTATATCACCTAATATTGATGTGGGTGATCATATAATGGTGGTCTTCAGTGATGGTTTGAAGCAAAAATTCGTATATAAGGGTACAACATTCACTTCTATTGCTGGTGAGTGCTGGTTATCAACCGACACGTCATTAGATTTCATTGTAGATGCACAAGCAACCACTCCTGTTAGTGGTACATATGAGTATTTTGACCAAAGAAATGGTAGAGGTGCTACTCCTTTAGGTCAAATTGGTGTTTCTGGTAATGGAGTTGCTATTTTTAACCCTTCTGCTGGTGCTGGACTCAACCCTCCATCAGGTTTTAGTTGGGTTGCTGCTGGAGAATCGCCTTTTGTTGATTCTGGAGAGGATAATTGTGGTGGACACCCAGAGCAAAACGGAATTTACCACTATCATGACCCACATTTCCTAGATTGTTGGAAAGCAGGGTCATCTATGGCATCATATAATGACTATTATGGTTCAACTCAGTATAATGGAGACAATATTCGTCATCCTGACGGTCATTCTAAGTTAATTGGTATAGCATTTGATGGATTTCCCATCTATGGACCTTATGGATACGACGTACCATTCGATAATTTGAGTGGTACTAGGACAATGAGGACAGGTTATGCTGTAAAAGACACAGAAGCACCTGGAAGACCTGATTATGGTAATACAAATGATAATCCTCCAGCTGGAACACTCATGGAGGACTTTGAGTATGTTGAAGGGACTGGTGATTTAGACATTCATAATGGTAGATTTGCAATTACACCTGAATATCAGGATGGTACCTATGCATATTTCCTAACTGTTGATGAAAGTGATGTAGATGTTACTAAATTTCCATTCATTATTGGTAATACTACAAGAGAAACTATTGACACCACGTTCACAGTAGAAACACCTGCTGCTGGAGGCGGTGGAGGAGGAGGCGGTGGTCCTCTACCAATATTATCATTCGTAGCACAACCACAAAATGCTACTGTTAATGCTGGTGAAACTGCTACATTCACAGTTACTAAACTTGTCAGTCCAGAAGACGGTCCTGTTGCATATCAGTGGTATAGATCTACTGATGGTGGATTTGCTTTTGCTGCTATAACTGGAGCAACCACTAGCACATATGCAGTTACTGCATTATCTTATATGACTGGTTACAGATTCCGTTGTAGGATCTCTGGACCTATTGGTGCACCAGCAGCCGCAGAGAATTCACCATTGGATTCACAAGCAGCAACACTTACTGTTACTGGTGGTGGTAGCGGTGGTAGCACAGATAATAGATTCGATAGTACCTCATCTACTATGGATTCCACACTACAAACCTTCGATGGTACCTAAATAACCCTGTAAAGACTACAATCATGGCAAAGCAAACCCTAGCAATTGGATCGTCGGCAAACGATGGGACTGGTGACAGTCTGAGAGATGGTGCTATCAAATTAAATAGCGTCATTGATGAGTTGTATACCAATCTTGGAAACGATACCAACTTACAAATCAACGTTGGCACTCCTGCTGCTGATCAAATTCTAAAATGGAATGGTGCTCAGTTTGCTGAAGGAGATTTCAGTAAGTTTACTGGAGATATAGATGTCAATGGTAATAAACTTATATCAGCAGCTAATGGTGATATAACTTTTCAACCAAATGGCACTGGAGATATTAAACTCTGGGCTGGTGGTACAGGATCTGCTTTAACATATATTGATGGTGCTGATGGTAAGTTAAAGTATACCAATTCCTTTGCTACTACTGGTGATCTGCCAGATTCTGGTACACATGATGGTATGTTTGCTCTTGTAGTTGCTGATAACACAGCAAGGGTAGCAACAAGTGGTGGTTGGAAGAAGATTATAGGTGAAGATCACAGTCTTGGTGATCTTGGTGATGTAGATATGACTGTTGGAGGTGGTCCTTCAACTGGTCAAGGTATTGTATGGAATGCTACCTCTGGAAAATGGGAGCCAGGAAACTTTTCTGGTGGAGGAGGAGGTGGTGGTGGAACCACTCAAAACTTATTTGAAGGATTTACTGCTGATAGTGGATCAACAACTGCATCTGCTCCTACTGATGTCTTAACTGTTGCTGGAGGTACTAATATAACCACAGCAATTGCTGGAGACACTCTAACAATTAATATGTCTGGTGCTCTTGGTGATGCCAACCAGAATGCTTATGGTGTAATAGGAAGTGACTCAGGAAACAAAACCGCAGGTAGTGCAACTGCTACTATTAACCTCGTTGGTGGGACTGGTGTTAGTACTGCTATCAGTGGAGATGATCTTACGATTACAAACGATTCTCCAAATGTAGTTCAGGAAGTCTTTAGAACAGTAACTGGAGACAGTGGTACCACAACTGCTGCCCTATCAACTTCCACTCTTAACGTGGCAGGTGGCCAGGGTGTAACCACTGTTGCAACTGCAAATACATTAACAGTAAATGCAGATTTATATCTCAGTGGATCTGCTTCACAAAATGACAATATTATATACAATGGATCATCATGGGATCCAGTTGAGACACCTACAATAGGATTTGTAGTCAGTTCTAATGGTAGTTCTGCATATAGACTTGCTGGTGGTGGTGTTGATGCTTCTACAGATAACCCAACTGTATTTGTCTATAGAGGTTTTACATATAGATTTAATAATATAACTGGTGCAGGACACCCTGTTGCCTTAAGGCAAACATCAGGTGGATCAGCAGTAACAGAAGGAGTAAGTGGATCTCAAGAGGCTGTCCAATACTGGACAGTCCCAATGGATCTAGCTGCTGGTACAACTTATGTGTATCAGTGCACATTACATCCAGCAATGGTAGGAAACTTAACGGTAGTCTAGTATGACAAGAACAGTCCCTGGTAGCGGTGCGTCTATTATCCCAGTATTCAATAGTATATTTGGGGTGAGGGATGTTTTTGTGCAGAGTGGTGGTAGTGGATATGACCCTAATGATCCACCTAGACTGAGGATAGAGAATTGTGGTACTCCTATTAGAGATGCTGTACTAAGAGCAGTTATTGAAGGTGATGAAGGTGTTATAACTGCTGTAGAAGTATTAGATCCAGGTGAAGGTTACGATCCATTACGTCTTCAGATAGATGATTCTGGTGGTGATGGATCTGCTAGAGGAAATATCTTCCTTAAAGAAGATGGTGGGTTAGATTTTATCCAGATGACTGTACCTGGTGATGATTATTTTGATTCTACTGCTGAGATTAAAGGTGGTGGTGGATCAGGATCTGAGTTAGTGCCAGTAACAGGTTTGATAACAGGTCTTGCTATTGAAGCACAGGGTAGGAACTATACAGAGGAAGATGTAAATATCATCATTAGCGGTGGTGGTGGACAAGGTGGTACTGGTGTTGCTGCTGTTAACCAATTTGGTGAAGTTTCTAGTATTACATTAACTAACCAAGGTGAATTCTTTGAGACTCCTCCACTTATACAGTTAATTAAAGGTGGTGGATCTGGTGCTTCTGCTGAGGCATTTATTAACCTTGGTAAGATTACAGATATTGGTCTACTTACAGGTGGTGGTGGATATACTACACCTCCTGAGGTTATCTTTACTAGAGATACTGACCTGATTCGTGAAGCAAGAAACAGACAGTCATTAAATTCTACTGTATATAATTTAACTGGATTGACCAGTAATGTTACATCATCTACTGGTACTATATTTGTCCAAACCACTGATCCGTATCCTGGCTCAGGTAAGATATTACTTGGTAGGGAGATAGTTAGATATACAGGTAAGACTGCCATATCAAATGGTGATGACTATGATGCTTTTACTGGTTGCGATAGAGGTCTTAACTTTAGATTTGATCAGAAGGTTATCTTAGACAACTTACAGGATGATCCAAATACAGGGGAAACTGCATATAGTTTTCAAGTAACTGACAAGGTTAGAAGGGTAATTGAATCCTCTAATAATAGGGTTGCTATTGTATATGACTGGGATGTTGCTAACCGAGCATTATATCTTGTATTTGAAGTTGACGAGTTAGCATTTATTGATGGTGGTAGATCCAACGAAAAATCGAAGATCATAGCATTTGTGGCTGGAACTGCAGGAGCATCAGGCACAGGTGTAGCACCACATGTTTTAGAAGAAGTAGAAGGTGCTAACATTGTTGCATTCACCGATCCATTAAGTCTAATTCTAAACAGACAATTTGAAGATGATGATGAATTAGATGGTTTAGGTGATGGTATTATTGACCTAGTTAATACTGGTACTGAGTTTGAAAATCAGATTAACTTAGATGGTGGTATTGCATCATCTAAATATGGTATTGAGGAAACACTTGGTGGACAGAATACTACTTTATTCCAACAAGGTGATCAGATATATGATGGTAATGCAACTCCTCTTGTAGCAACTATACAGTCTGCTGGTGCTTTGGGTGACGGAGATTCCCACCAATCACTAGCATCTTTGACTGTTACATTAACTACTGGTACTACA